GCTGTGTCACGAGAAAGTCATGCGGGTAATGGGTTCTCACCCGATACCGGAAAAGAATTTCCTGTATTTTGAGTGTGAAAACGGACACACTTACGGGCGGCCTGCGCCGTGGCCGGGACTTCATTTCTTCGGCCTGCAAGATGGTCAATGCTTCAGGCTGTCGGAAAATAAGAGATCGGAAACCAGAAAGGTTCCTTTCCCGTCTGATATGACCTGCTCGTGCGGGGCGAAACTCAATATTCACAATAGAAGGGCAAACATCTACCGGCTGTGCTCTGAGAACCTGCCGATGGAAAAGGAGGGAAGCGGTGCCGAATCAGGAGAAATCAAGAACAGGACTTATCCAGAGCTTAAAAAATGGTTGCCTCCGTTTCTTATCAAGAAAGACATATCGCAACGTAATCCTTCCCTCAAGATCGCAGACCCAAACGGTGGATGTGTCTTTGGGGAAGGTGCTAATGCTATACAATATCCAGGCCATGACATCATTTTCGAATTTGTTTCCTACTCGCAGGTAACACAAGGAACGGCCGGGACTCAGCGTTTATGCGTGTTCTGCGATGAAGAACCGCCGTACACGTTCTACGAGGAACAAGTGCCCCGGCTCATGGCCGAAAATGGCGACTTCCAACTCGGACTTACGCCGGCCATACGAACCAGCTTCACGTTCAATGAGTTCTTCGAGCAGGCAGAGATTTATGTGAGAACCAAATCGATCTGCGAGTTCTACAAGACTTCCGGCGAAGAGGACAAATCCAAGCCGTTTGAGAAGTTCCCGACAAGACATAGCTATAAAGCCGTTTTCCAGGCATCGACTTACGACAATCCAACTCTTAGCCGGGAAGTAATCGACAAGACGGTCGGCAACTATACAGACCCCGACACGGTAGCCACAAGGCTTTACGGGATTCACAGGCAGGCGACAGGCAGGATTCTCAAAGATTTCGACTGGAAGATTCATGTTATCGATGCTGATAAATACTTCTCTAACAGCCGCATTCCTCTTTCTTGGACTCATTTTAGAGGTATTGATTACCATCCTCGTACTCCTTGGGCTTGTGGCGCTTGCAGCCTATCTCCTACTGATGAGATGTATATCTGGTACGCCAAAGGAATCACGCCCGACAAGTTCACCACGTTTCAGATAATGGAGCAGTTCTCCTACGGCTGCATGGACTACCAGTTCAAACTGAACCTTGTGGACCCTCTGGCCGAAGCAACTAAAGTTGACCTTGTGACCATGCTCGATGAGATCAACCGTGTTACGAGGGAACTGAAGAGAGACGCCATCGGCACGGGCGGTTACTGGCAGGCATGGAACACTAAAGGCGAGTTCGGGCGCGATCAGATCAGGGTGAGGCTCAAGAACGCACGCAAGGCGGGACGGCCCTTCAACAACAAAGTTATCGAGAACGGGCGCGAAGTCAACCTGCCTACCGTCTGGATATTCAGGGACGGCGCACATGAAGCGGCTGAATCAATGGCGAAGTGGTCCTGGGAGCAGTGGGTAAATCAGCAGGCCATGACGACCAAAGACGACAATAACACGCCCCAGCAGAAGTACAGTCATCTCAATATGGTTTGGGAGTGCATTCACAAGCATACAGCGTTTAGGTTTAGTAAGCATTCTGAGTATCGGGAAAGAGACATGGGCGGACAGTATTTTAAATCAGCGAGGGGATAATGGATTATAGGAAGGTGGCAGTTCAAAAACTGGTTGGGAAAACAATCAAAGATGTTCAGATTGAAGATTTCTCACTATTTACAATATGGTTTACGGACGGGACTAAATTTGAAATATCTTCGAATGATCACCTGATGGATGGATCGGGCATCCTGGAATACGATATCAGGGATTTGATCTGATCTTCACGAGAAAGAACTTATGAAGAAAACAATTCCAGCCGTACCACCTGCCGTAAATGACGCTCTTGCGCTACAAAAGGCTCGTGAAATCCTTGCAGATAAGGGCCGGGTTAAGGCGGCGGCAAGATTTGAGGCATCGAGAATGACCGCTAAGAAACCAACTAAGGCGAGGAAGAAGCGATGAGTTTCCTCAGAATCTATGACTTCCTGTGCCCGAAATGCGGACTTTGCGAGGAAGCCTTCGTTGATAACGATTCTCAGAAGAAGCCTACTTGCCCCCGGTGCAAACAGGCAGAGATGGACAGACTTATTCCTGCGCCTGTTTGGCGATGGGCCAACGGCAACAGAGGGTTCTGATGTCTAGTAAATTCCCCGAAGATATTGAAAAGCGTCTTTGCCTGCAAGTGGAGGACGAGTTCACCCGTGCTAAAGCGAACAGGCAGCAGGATTTTGACGACTTCGAAAACTACGTAGACCTTCTCGACCAGAAGCGTACCGAGAAAGACTATGACTGGATGAGCGACATCAAAATCCCTGAGTACGTAAGCCAGGAACTCACCCAAGCGGCCCTTGACGCTTCTATGACCTTCGGGACTCGCGATTTCGCAGAAGTCTACCTTGAAGATGCCAGCGATGAAGCCAAGAAGTGCGCCGATGCAGCGAAGACGCTTATCAATAAAACGCTCAATCGCAGGGACTTGTTTTACTATCAGAAACGGATAAGGGCCGGTTCTCTTGCCCGACTGTCCGGATTAGTCCACGGCGAATGCCGATGGAGTAAGGAACAACGAGACGTTATCGTCGGTTATGAGTTTGTCGAGGGAGACACCGACATTCACGGGGCTAAGATCACAGATCGGGATAGTCAACTCCCGATCATGGAACCGAAACCAGTAAGACAGACGATCACCCACAAAGATCAGTTCGAAATTGAGGTACTGGATAACCGGAATGTTTACTACGATGACAGCTACGTTTACTCGCTTCAGCAAAAGCCTTTTGTCCTTACGAGATCGGAACGAAGTCTCGACTGGCTTGAACGAAACAAGGATGTGGCCGGATATTTCAATCTCGACCTTTTGAAAGAACTGAAAGCGGCCCCTGAGACCGAGACTTCGCAGGAGACTTACAATAAGTACAAGGACGATGCTCCCGAGCAGAAACCAGCTTCGCCCATGTTCGACATTCTGAAGCGATACGGAAAAGGCTGGTGTATCGTGAAAAAAACGAACCCCACGAATGCACTGCCGATTGAAATCCTCCCCGGAATAGACTATGAAGGGGAGATCAAAAAAGGCGCTGAACTCCATGAACTTATTCAGGAATACGCTCTTTCCGAAGGCCGGTGGCAGCTTATAGCGTATCACCCGACCCCCTATATAGATTGCTTTAACAATCCTTACCGGCCGATCCTGCGAGGTATCTGCTATATCCACCCGACAGAAGACGGCGGTTTCGGAGATGCGAAGCACGCTCATGACTTGCAGATCGGGCTAGACGATACGGTCAATATGAGTAACGACAGGACAATGCTGGCTACACTCCCGACCTTCAAGGTGAAAAGGCACGGAGCTTTCGAGGAAGATGCAGATCAGTATTACATGGAGCCGGGTCACAAGATTCCTGTAAACGAAATGGACGATATGCAGGAGTTTAAAATCCAGGACAACATTCAGGGCGCGGTTCTCCTGGCTCAATTTTTCAGAGACGCCATGCGGCAGCTAACGGCGATTGACCAAACCACTCAAGGCAAGCTCCCGGCCGCTTCGAATACTGCAACGGCTATCGTTACGAGCGAAGGCAGAACCGACAACCGTACCCACTTCAAGGCCCTGACGTGGACGAATACCTGGGACGCGGACCTTTATTGGATGATTCAGCAAATGTCGTGGAGGTTTGCGGAACCCGAAACCGCCAAGAAACTCTTGGGTAAACATCTCGACGACTACAGGCCCGATCTTGATTATTTTTATCTGCCCGTGACCGCGGCTATTGAAACCGAGCAATCAAAGCAGTCTAAACTCAGAAACAACACGAGCTTCATGCAAATGCTCATGCCGTACATGCAGCTTTTTGCCAACCAGCCGGGTATGGTCATGTTCCTAAACGATATTCTGCTCGATTCGGCGGAACTTATGGGGAAAGACGTTGAACGGTTTGCGGGAAAGCTCCTAAACCCTGCCATACCGCCCATACCGCAGGGGGGGCAGGGGCAAGGCAGCCCACCGAACGTACCTCAAGGTGGGGGCGCTCCATCGAATCAGCAGGGTATACCGCAGGGGGCCATGCAGGCCGAAGCTAGGCAGGCGGCAGGGGGAGGAGCATTTTAGATGAATGATTCCGAATTAAAAGACTTCGTACAGAAGTTCGGCAAGAAAAAAGCGGAGTTCATGCTGTCGGCCATTGGGAAGGATCAGGGCTTTATCGATGCCATACAGAAGCCCATAGGTAAAGAACTGTTGGGCGGTTGGCTGGATGACTGGAAATCCCTACTCAGTCTCATCGTGAACGGTCAGGCATCGGAAGAGGAACGGGTAGAGTTTGTCGTTGTGGATCGCAAGTTGACCGAAGCCGCTAAAAGAATAGCTCATTATTACCAGATCAAAATGGGTGTCGATAATGCAATGTCCCAATGAAAAGACGGAGCAAGTTAAGGGGATTGTCGCGCGTCTCATTGAGGAATGGGCCGAAAAGAAGTATCATGGGTCGATTCAACTTAATTTTAATGCGGGGAGCGTGCCGAATATTAACGTGAACAGAAGCATACGGTTGTTAGAAACCAAATAAGTTTTAAGGGACAATCTGAACAACAGAAGCCCTCTTATCCGGTGGTCCGGGTTCGAGGGCTTTTTTATTAACAACCAACCAAAGGAATTAACATGTCAGACGAGTTTGAAAGCCAGGAAGCCAGCCAGGATACACCCGAAGTTGAGGATTTATCCAGGGCCGCAGAAGAGGCAAAACAAACCGAAGAATCTTCCGAGAAATCGGAAGAACAGGAGCAGCACCTAGAATCCCCCGAAGACAACGCTGAGAAGTCTCGGCTTGGACGAAAGGTCGCCGCTATGGAACGCCTGTTTGAACAGCAGAGCGCACAACTGACGCAACTGACTAATTTTGCGTCAACTATCGCTCAGGCTATGCAACAGCAGGCTCAAACAGAAACCCAAAGAAAGAACCAGTCCGAATTACCCGAATACATCCCGACCGAAACAAACGAGTTTGTACCCTTTGCTGAAAAGATGATTGAAAGTGCGCTGGCTAAAAAGCAGACCGAGGCCGAGCGGGAATCTCAGGAATTTGCTCAGGGGTACATCGCGTACATCGATGAATTGAGCGCCGATGAAGACGACCCTGCACTTGTGGCTGAGATTAAAAAACTCACCACGGGGACCGGAGAACCCTACAATAAAAGGCTTTCCAATAACCCCGTTGCCGATGCAGGAAAGAACTATCAGAGGGCCAAAAAGCACCTCCTGAACGCTCAACTTGGTACAGGCAAGGGCAAAGAGAACCAGTTTAGGGGCGGCAAACCCGATACTCCGCTTGGATCCGGTTCGGGGAACACCGTAAAAAGGGATGACTCAACGACTCAACTCAGCCCGTTTGCAAAGCGGGCAGCAGCCGCATGGGGTCATTCGGGTAAAGAACTCGCAGACATGATGAAGGAATAGCCGTTGGGTGAAAAGACTCGTAGACATCCAAGCAGAACCATTGTCCGGCATGACGCAAGAACTCGGCCACTCAAACCTGCAAGATGGGAAGACGAAGGCCGGTACTTTATGTGCTGGAACTGCGGATTTGTCTGCGACTCTAAACGTGATGCCCTTGGCGGCGCGGACGATCGGGCTGGAACGAACACGGAATTTGAGCAAACGACGCTCCCAGATAACCACTGGATCACTTACGGACAAAAGGCCGACATTCCCAAGATCATGCGGGGGCAAAGCCATACCGTTTTAGTCAAAGTGGGACCAGACGGAGCGCCACTACCGATCATGCTTTCTTACTCACCCACAGTCGATAGGGGGTGTCCCATGTGCGGCACCTTGAATTGGCGGGGTGATTACCGCTAAGGAGAACATTTATGGGATTTCAAATCGTAAACACAGGTGAACCTGCACAAAGGCAGTGGGTTCCCGTGCAGACCTCCGGGGGGGCCGTCACCCTGTACGAAAATCAACTCGTACAGATGGGAACTGACGGTGTAACCGCGCTTGGCGCTGCGAGCGGAGTCTGGAACGCCACAAACAAAACCACTTATCCAGCCTATGGCATACCGTACGGTATAGTGATCGGCACATCAAGGCGATACGAGCTGTACGATTCAACGTACAACACGCAGAAGATCACCTCGATGATAACCTCGAACGTCAACTTCAACGTAGAGATGCGGGAAGTTGGCCCTTATGGGATAGACCAGCAGGCATACGTCTATGTCGAGCGAATCTTCCCCTGGACGGTTCTGCGAGGCCCCGTTTACTTTTCGACCCTTGGGACCGCCCCCACAGTTTCAACCGTTCTAACGCTCGCCACAGGCGGCGCCACCGGCGTTGGCTTTACGACCGCAGCGTCTATCGGCTTTACAGGAGTTGCT